TGGATGCTTCGGTCATGTCGTTTTTTCCTTCGTGGGGTTGTGTTCCACGCTTAGAGTATACCGCAGCGGTGGAGGTATTGCAAGTAAATCCGACAAGAAAGATCAGATAGATCAACCATCCGGCTACCTGCCTCCGCCATTCCCGCCTTCCCTCCCGGCATATCGCCGACGCCTGCGGTCCTGCCTTCCTGCCGTCCGGCTCTGCCGATCTGCCGTTCTGCCTCCCGTCCTTCCTCCCGGCTCCGGCTCCGGCTATGCCTTCCCGCCTTCCCGCCTTCCTTCCGACGTCCGCCCCTCCGCCGGCGTTCACTTGCGCAACCACTCAGCCAATAGCATCCGCTCCTGCCTCCGCCCCGGCGATACCTCCGATGCCATCCCGGCGCCGTCTCACCGCTTCCCCCGGCGATGCTTTCAAGTGTACGCGTGAGCCGTCAAACAAAAAGGCCACCCCGTGAAGGGTGACCCTGTTTGCACAGTGGCTGTGCTACTTGAGTAGTTCGCCGATGTCGATCAATCAGCGGCGCCACCCTCCGCGCGCCCGGTCTACCAAATAGCAGAACTGTGCACCGATTACGGCGAGGATGAACAGCTGGATCAAGAACACGTCAGGCATTATGCCCCCCAAACAAGTGAGGATTGAAACGCACTGAACATATTCCGCATATGTTCTTCTGCATCCGCGCGGCGTTGCCAATACCCCCGGTGATTAAGGGTGACGGTCTTTCGACCCCTGTCGTATTCCCCCTGCGGTTCTTTGGCTTCGCGTACCTCAATGCACGCATCCACATAGTTTTTCAGTTGTTCAAGTTGGATAGGTGTGAGCCTCATGATGCACCCCCCACCAGCGTCAAGCCGTGGCCGGTTACGTCGTCCTCGTCAGCGTCGAACGCGTTGAGGTCGTCGATCACGAGTGTACCCGCCCACTCCACCTTGCCACTGGCTCGCACCGTGGTGGTCTGCATGAGTGCATCCGCTACGTACAGCAACCGATCCCCGTGTGCGTGGTTCCGTTCCTCGCCCGACATAATCAGGTCCAGCTGTCGAACCATGCAGTCGTACTCCGCTTGGGTCATCCGTTGAAGCGCCCAGTGGAGCACCGCAGTCATGGCCTTTTTGTTGACCGTGCTCCGCTCGTACTCGTAATCAGGTTGCTTGCTGACGTGTCCAGCTACCTCAACCATCCCCGCGACATAGTGCACGCCGGGCGTCAGTTCCTTAGCGGACGCCTTGAGGATTGATCCCCCATCGGCGGCGTGTGGAGCCTTGAGAAGGGCGGCAGCGATGGCCGGTGCGATGTTGTTTGTGTTGTCGTTTTGCATGGTCGTTTTTTCCTTGTTTGAATAGTGAGCGTTCCGCTCGTCTTTAGTGTATTGCGTTGCGGTATAGGGCGCAACGACTTTCCGCCTAAGTGCGGATCTCAGGGGGCGGACACCGGGCCCGCCCCCATCGAACCGATCTCAGAACTCTTGGATCTCAAAGTTGAACGCGGGAATACCGGTCAAGCTACCGCCTGAGGCTTCCACGGCTTCGGTCATGAAGTCCACACCTGCGGCGTCCTGAAACGCGTTGCGCGGGGTGCTGAGGTGGTTGGCACCGGTCAACGCTTGGTAACCGCTGAACAGGTTGCGCTGTCCGTGATCGTCGTGGAGTTGGCCCGAGTGGCATGCGCCCCAGTACTTACGGGCAGCGCTGGCCCGGTGCGGGGTCAGTAGGCCGCGACCCTGGAGGACACCCGAGAAGGCGTGGAACAAGTCGTCGGACATCGGGATCTCTCGGAGTCCCTCAACCCAGCCGATCCGTTTACGGGCGGCTTCGATCTTGCCCATGACCCCAACGCCCACATCATTGAGCGAGTCTGCGAACCGTTGAATTGCGTTGTGGGTATGCTTGATCTTAATGATCTGATCGGCGCTGATCATGCCGTTGGCACAAATAAACGTACCCTGTCCGATCCCCCACTCAACACAGATCGTCCCGTTGTAGCTGGACCGGAACACCACTTCGATCAGCATGCCCGGTACGCCCGACTCCCAAGCGATCCGACCGTACATCTGCGAACCCGCGTTAGCTCCACCATTGAGCGCGTACGTTTCATAGACGGGATCCGATCCGAGCAAGCCCGATACCACATCGCGCAGGTGGTCGATCGGTGTGGCGTAGGCGATCGCGTTGTACACGAGGTTTCCTGTCTTGGGGTGGAAGGTCGACTCGGGGACGGGGACCGCGCATACGTCCTGATAGGTCACTACCTTTGCGTTGCTACCAACGGTACACAGCGTGCGGTGTTGAGACGCTCCCGACGGTGGAGGGGCGGGGACGGCCCGACGGAGTGAGCTGTCCACCCGAGCGAGGGCCATGGGGGTGATCAGTGAGCGGATGGCTGTCGTGGTTGCAGTTTGAGTTTGCATGTCGTTTTTCCAGTGGGCCCGTTGGCCCGGTTGAGCTGAAGTGCTCCACTCCGTTTTACCGCAGTGGAATCTCGGGGTCAACCACTTTCTTTTGTTATTTTGCAAGTTAGTTTCTAATCGCTGTACGTCTCTGCATTTGAGAGGTCAGCGCCTCAACCACGCAGCTATCTGGTATTGGTTCCCTTATGGTATGCCTTCCCGCGAGTAAGTAAAAGGCGGACATAAAATGTCCGATTCTCACAGGCTGCGTTCTGACTCGCTTTCTGTGTCATCGCATAGGGTACATATTCCGAAGCGGTATAGACCCCATAGCGAGCGGTCCAGAGCTATAGGCATGTCAAGACTTACGACCGCAGTCTACCGCTTAGTAGGTTAGACAACTTGCAACCTGACGCGACCACTCCCGCGATCCGGTGCCCGATGCTTGGGGGCTTGGGGGCTTGGGGGTTGACGAGCCGAACCGATGGGGAATTGATCGACCCTCCCGCGCGCGGGGAAGAGGGGCCGCCACGCTGACCAGTGGAATCAACCCGCCACGCGTCGCACGCCTCAGGGCCGGTCCGCCTGTCCGCCATCGTAGAATCATCGAGACACCCCCCACCCCCCCGATTTGGCCGACGTAGGGTCCCAACCGCAGGGACCGTTCTGCGCACGAGAGGTATTTTTCAAAACACCTTACCAGTGCGGAATAACCAATAATGAGTTATGCTGTTCGCGACTACAGGAGAGCGTATGTCAAAAGATGGAACACTCCGTTTGAATCTCGAACCCGAGCTTCTCAAACGGATCGACAAGTTGATTGAGCCCGTGTCCACATCGGTCGCGGTTCAAGAGTTGGGAACCCGTGTCAGTCGGCACTTGGTGTCTCGCATTGCGTTGTTGCGTGGGATTCGTCTCATGGAGCAGCAGTACAGCGAAGGCACGGAGATTGTGGCTCACGAGAAACCGGTGGTAGCGAAACCAGTGGTGGAGTCTTCGGTGGAGGCAGAGCCCGCTAAGCCGGTAGAGAAGGCGCCGGAGCTAGACGTGGTGTACGACGACAACGGGTTCATCAAGAAGCCCGATGGTTGGGACTTATGGACAGCAAGTTCTGTCCCTGCGGGACACCAGGAGATGCACAGTTACTACGAGGCTAATGGGTGGGGTCGGTACACGGGTAAGTCCGGTAAAGAGGTGATCTCGTTTTACTGGTGCAAGGATCCGTCTTTGCACGAGATTCCTGTGTACGACGGTTTAGACAAGGGCGGTAAGAAGGTGATGATTCAGAAAACGCCTTACGGACCCGGTCACATGATTCCCCACGGCTATGGGGCGCAAGGAGCAACATGAATAACGACACACACCCTGACCAGGTAAAAGCCTGGATTCAATCTTGGAACCCTGAAGCGCTGCTCATGAATGGCTTTGATGCTGCTCTTGTTGGCGCGGCATCGCGCCCTGACTTTGGCATGGTTGCTGTTTATGACCGCGATCTCTGCATTGATGTTCTTGTTGACCAAGGCATGTCCAAGGACGACGCTGTGGAGTACTTTGAGTACACCTGTGAGCAATCGTACATGGGCCCCGGCACTCCCATTGTTGGTTGCTTTAACTTTGATGACATTAGCCTTTCTGATGCTCGTTCGTTCTTGTCTGAAGCAGCTGAACAACGCGGGGAGGAGTAGTCATGCCCTTGTACGTGTACAAATGCGAGGACTGCGGGAAGAGAGTTGAGATACTCCAACCGTTCGATGCCCCGATACCAAACTGTGAGCAGTGCCTCTGCCAGATGAAAAAGCAGATTGCGATGACAAGCTTTGCTCTAAAGGGCGGCGGTTGGGCCAAAGACAACTACGGTCTGAAGAATGACTAAGGTGATCGAGTTGTTCCGTCGGTGCTGCATTGAATGCTGTCACATGTGGTTCGTTAAACTCGACTGTCCTGAGTGCGGGGCGCCAGGTGAGCCCATCAACGCATTGCGTCAATCTTGAGNTTGAGGATCTCGTTCTCNCGTTTGACGTAGTCGACTTCTACTTTGAGCCCTGCAACTTCCGTCATCAAGTCGATGATTTGTTGCAGGTGCTCGTCTCTTTCTTCTTCGAGCTTCTCGACTCTTTTGATGAGGTCGTCTCGGTAAAGAGCCTGCTCAGCTTTCTCTTCTTTCTGAACCTCTCGCTTTTGCTTCAGCATGAACTCATAGAACTTAAACGCACCAGCACTCACCGCCCCTGTAACAACGGCGACAAGTGCGGCAGTGGCAGTTGGTTTATCCACGAAGGTCCTTATGCATTACTTCCATACGCATTTTAACGTATATCCAAACCCACAGGGTAAAGTAGACGCCTGTAACCACAAGGCTGCGCCCAACTTCGCCGGCTGCAAACTCAGGGTCACTGAACACGTTGACCAAGAATCGGGTGGTCGAAAAGATGTACAGCATCAAGTATGTACCAACGAATCGGGAGCAGGACCGGATGTTGGGAAGACTGAACAACATGCCGAGAGCCACCACAAAGTACAGACAGTACTGAAAGTAGGCCCACTCGTTGCCCCCATCGAGGGCCTCGCCGTAGCTCATCCAAAGCACACGGTTGTTGGCAAGGTCAGCGATGTTCCAGAACAACAGAAGGGGTCCGTAGTCGTGGTAGACCAGGATGTCTTTGTATGCTTTGAAGAAACTTCTCATTGAACCACCGTTACCCAATCATAACTTGGAGTCAGCATGCCTGATCATTCCTTAGACGACATCGTCCATTCCATCCAATCAGCTGTCATTGCAGCCACCGACATCGCAGAAAGGCACGAACTCGATTCAATCACCAGCGAGGAGTTTTGGGAGTTAAAGGTAGATGCACAGGGGGACCCAATCACCGATGATGACGGAAGACACATATATGCACCTCGCATGGTCGTTATGGAAATCCCAACATGGGAAGATGGAGCACTGGTACCAAAAAGAGTTCCGGTCCCCCTCCAGTCGCTCACGACGGGTCAAAGCTTGCGTGTGGATACGCTTGAAGTGGAGATGTCTGTTGAGATCTCTGGGCTTACGGCGGATAGCAAAAAAGGTAAGTTGATGGTGCGTCCCTGCGCCAACACGCCATCGTGGTTCAAAAAAGAAAGCAATGCTGCTAAACTCAAGCTGGTTTTCAAGGGCAGTGAACCGCCCGAAGGTTATGCAAGAATCGACGACCAGCTAATCAAGCTGCTTCCATAGGAGCCACTCATGGCAGATCAACTCGTAAACATGTCATCCCAGTTCGGTGGTCTCCCCATGGACCAACTGATTGGTGGTCCACTCAAAGCCGCCTGTAGTGCACAGACACTGCTTGCCAAGGCCTCTAGCGACTTCATCATGGATGTCGGTCTTGATACGGATGCAACAGGTAAGGTGATGTCTGCCCGAACGGTGGACTTCAGTTTCAATAAGCCAGTGCAAGATGCTGATGGAACCACCAAGATGGAGAAGGTGGACTTGCAAGTTCCACTGCTCGCCATCATCAACACTCCGAGTCTTTCCGTAAAGGAAGCCGAGGTCCGCTTCACCATGGAAGTGAAGTCGTCTACTTCCAGCAAGACCACATCAGACAGTAAGGCAGACCTCACAGCTAAGGCCAAGTACAACGCGGGTCTGTTCAGCTGCGAAGTCACTGTTCACGGCTCTGTGGCCAACCACAGCGAGAACAGCCGCAAGAGCGACAACAGCGCCAAGTACGACGTTAAGGTCGTGGCTCGTGACGATGGACCCCCAGAAGGCCTTATGAAGGTACTGGACATGCTTAACGATGCAATCGCGCCTACCCAGGGTGTGCCTGCTCCTGCTAAGAAGTAGTCGTGGCTAAGCCTCAAACAACGCTTGAGCGGATGCAGCAAAACGTTGCGCAAATCGCCCAAGAGCGAAGGCAGCTAGCTGAAAATAAGAAGCGTAAGGACGCGATTGCTCTTGATGAGCTAGAGTCTCTGTCGCCGACAGCAGAACAACAGCAGTATTCTCAGTTGGTGGATTTGATTACGCAGCGTGACTCGAATGCGTCTACTGAGTCTGAGCCTGCTCCGGGTCCACTCGATTCGATGGAAGAAAACATAGAATCCATAGGTGAGCAGTTTCTTCCGAAGGGTAAAGGTGCGACTTCTGAAGATCGTAGAGACCGACGGGAAGCTAGAACATTAAACAGGGATTCGCTTAAGGAGCTGGCTGCGGCTGGATTTAAAGGCCGACGGGCTTCTGGGATTCAGTCCGTCATGAAAAACTCATCTGAGATGCCTGACACAGGACCCTCGGGCGGTGCCGGGATGTCGCTGACAACTAATCCTGGTCGCCCAAGCCGTCCGCGTAAACCCGAGTAGGTGTTACAGGTAGCTTGACCGCAAGGTCTCGCTATGTGGGGTTGGGGTTTCCCAACGCTCTCTCCTACAAAGTGTGGCCCCACTCGGTATGGGTGTACCGGGTGGGGCCTTTTGTACAGCGAACGGGGAATAGCTGTACTAGCTCTTAACACCCATTACAGTAGATGCATCCAGTTGTGCAGATCGTCTCATCTGATCCATGATGTCTTCTAGGGAGCGGTACTCGCCTGTCTCTGTGCCGCCAGTACTTGTCCCCATGTTCATCATGTTCATGCTGTCAGGGACTTCTTCAGCCTCAGGCTCAGGCTCAGGATCCGGTGCGGGAGGGGCCCCGTACTCTGCCTTGACCATGTTGAGAGCCTTGTGAGGGTCGATCTCTGCAATGCAAAGTGCGCACAACGCGTCAAAGGCGGTTTCGTTCTCGTAGATTTCAGGGGCTGACTTCTTTACCCAGGTCTCGAACTCTTCGACGGCCTGATCGAGTTCAACCTTCTCAGCAGCAGCGTTTGCTTCTTCGATCGCTTGGAACCGTTGACGCAGTTCTTCTCGCTCTTTAATGACTTCTTGCAACTCTGATTGAGTAGCTGTAGACGCTTTTTCGGTGGTGTCTGAGTACTCTTGTTTGAGAGTTTCGATTGCAGTTTGGTGCATGAGCTTTAGCTCGTCGATTTCTTTCTGCTTTTCTTTGAGAGGGTCGACATCTCCGTTCAACCACTTTTGCACACGAGTCTCTTGAGTACGCACGTCTTTTTCGCGCATGTCCAGCTTCTTACGTACTTGGGACATTTCAGAAAACTTGTCGGTGTATCCTCGCTGCCAGTGGTTGTACTTGGTTTGAAAGCCACTCAAAAGAGACTCTTTCAAGTTATCTTCGAGGCCGTTAAACCAGTCGCTGTCTTTGAGGCTGTTGACCTCTCCGTTCCACTCAAACACGTCGGGTACGGCCATCTCTGCTGGCTCGGACTCGGCGGCCTCTACGGGCTCAGCTGCTTCTACAGGTTCCTCAGAAGCAACCGAGTCACTAACTTCAACGTCTGCGGTTGTGACTCCGGTATCGGTAGTTGTTTCGGCTGCTTCTGAATCTTCGTGACTGTTGTACATGTGCTCTCCTACATGGTTAGTCGTGTTTAAGCCATAGGGGCTTCAGGTTCCATCATTGGTGCTTCAGGAGCTTGTGGCTTAGCCATCGAAGCTGCTGCTCGCTCAAGTTCCATAAGTACTTGGAAGTCACGCGACAACAAGTCTGCAAGCTCTTGCGCTCCCATTTCTGCGTACTGTGGAATCGATTGGGCGGCCATCATGATCTCTTCGGCCCGCTCTTGCGACATACCCAAAGTTTCCATGAGTGGCTTCAAGTCATCAGCGCCTGCTGCTTCAGGCATGTCCGCGTCTGCTTCAGGCATGTCACCTTCAGGCATGTCGCCTTCGGCACCTTTTTCTTTAGCCATCATTTCGTCGGCCTTGTCCATAGCAGGCTTCAGGTCCCGCTCGGGTACGATACCTTCAGCAGGAGCTTCCATCATTGCGTCTGCATCCATGGGACCCTCATCTCCGGGCATCTCTCCGCCACCTTCTTCGGCTGCGTAGAGGTCGGGAAACTTCTTCTTAGCGTCTTCGTATCCAGGTTCACCCTCGTAGGGCAGGCGGTTACCAGTGTTTGGATCTACAGGCATGTGAGTCTCCTTAAGCGACTACGGATACGTAATGTGTTTGTCGACTTCAAGTCAACGATTGGTTTGGGTCAAGGGCGACAAGTTCAAACGCTGCTTCCAGTCCGATCGACTTGATAAACTTCTGAGGGACGGAGTGGCGGTCACCAGAAGACATGTCTTCGTAGAACGCACCGTCTGTTCTTGAGTCGTCTTTTATGTAGCGCAGTGTCCGATCTGAAGATCGAGAAAGCGTCTGCGCGTATTCAACAAGCTCAATGTCGTTCAGCTTGTTTCGTAGGGATGGGTCAGGCACTTTTCACATCCGTTGTTTTACCGACTTTTGCAGCTGCCTTCTTTTCGTTGCGAATCGTGCGCCGCTCAGCAGTAAGTTCTTTAACCATCTTAGCGTCATTACCTCGCGCCTTCCGGCGCTCCCACTGTTTGTGGAGTCTCTCGTCGGTACGCAGTCGGTGCTTTTCCGTAGTGTTACTTTCAATCTCAACTCGATGTCCGGGGAATCGATCTTCGATTGTTTTAATGCAACGATCATAGTCTTCCCTGGTCTCAGCTTTGCCGAGTACCCCAAAGTCAATCGGTACGAATGATCCTGGCCCTTGTCCGTGAACAGCAAACCTTAAACCGCGAAAGCTCATTTTACGATCACTACCGCACTCAGGGCACACAGGTGGTCCATCAGCTCGACGGTACATCACTTCAACTTCAAAGAAGTCGCAGCCTGTGCACTCTACGTTGTTGATCATGAAGCTCATCGTGATCGAACCTTATCACGCCATTTGGTTACACCGGGCGTTGCGTTCTCTCCAACCATATCAATGATCGAGTCTGGGCAGTCGACGTAGGGGTTTCCTGCCTCTCCGTACTCGGTGTAGCCCCAAGACTCTTCGCCTTTCTCCATGTGAAAACACAAGATAGAAATCTGGCAACCTGAAATGCGTGGGTTCATTCGAGTCGGTTTAACAGCAACCCACAACCTCTTACCAAAGTCAGAACTCTTACTGTCGAGGACAATGTGGGTCTTAGCTGCGTCTTCGAGCAGCCAGTCTTTAAGGTCTTTGCGGGTGTTGGTTCCTACGGGAAACTGGAGTGCCATGATTCACCTCTCTTTCTGATCTTGGCGATTTGTGTATTCGCTAACTATGATAACGCTTTTTCGTCAACTATTGTCTGTGGTCAGGCGGGAAGAGCATTCCGGTCACCACTTGAAAGCTGCCGTCTGGAGATGCGAGGTACCCTTTCGGAGAGCCTCCGTCGGGGTTTTTAAAGAAGTAAACGTAACCCTTACCGCCAGGACCTGGCCCTGAGTAGATAGGGTTGCTGTTGTTCACGTCGTTTTGGTAGTCTAAACCCGCAGCTGTTTGCCGATCGTCATCAGACATGTCGCCGCGCAAGTCTTTTTCGTATTGGTCTAGGATGTCGTAGATGTCGGTCTTATCCGGCGTGTCCACATTCTCGAAATCTTCTCCATGATCGTCAGCTACAGCCTCGTTTACTTGAAGGCCCTCTTCGTTAACTGTAAGCGGGGTGTAGTCACCGTCCGTATCTTCCTTTTCTTCAGGGGGAGGCGGGGGAGGCGGGGGAGGCGGTTTCGGTGGTGAAGACTTCCTTTGTTTTAGCGTAGACGGCTTGGGTTGATTTTCAAACACGTCTACGTTTGATCGACCTCGACCATCATCTTTAGGGGGGTCAGGAGCAGCTTTCTTTGCCTTAGCTGGCTTCTTGTCGGGGTTAATGAACGCCGAAAACCGCTTCAAGACTTCTTCTTCTGCGTCCATTCGGTCTGACTGGGGGAACGCAGTCTCACCCAGATCCCCAGGCATGTCGGTCACGCCTGTAGCCGGGTCTGACTCAGGGAAAGCTTCTCGTGACTCAACACGTTTCAGCAACTGATAGTTGTCCGGGCCCTCTTGTCCGGGTGTGTAGGGCATGTTCTTCTTCTCGCCCACAGGAGTCACACCCTCTCTGTACATGAGCGTCTCTTTTAGATCCTTCGGATCATCGCTACCTTGGGGCAGCGACTCACGTAGCGTCTGCATCTTTTCGCCGTAAGAAGCCATCAGACCTTCTTCTTAGACTTTTTGTACGCCATGGCAGCTGCTTGCTTAGTGCTGTAGCTCTTCTTCTTTCCGCCTGTGTGGTAACCGGGCATGTCTGACTCCTATGCTTGCGCAGATTTACGTTTAGTTCTTGCAGCCTGGACTGCTTTGACGTTGATGTCTTGGCCACTTCGATATGCTTCGCCTGTAGCGATAATCTCTTTAGCCGCCGTATCTTTTGCGCTCTTACCCTTAGCGTGAGCTACATACTTTGACGGTACGCCTTTGCCCTTACTTTCGTCGACATGATGGTACTCTTGTTCTCGCTGAGCCATGACTACCTCAAGTCCGTGTCGTGTTTCTTAGACCCACCGATGTAGCTGTTGACCCGCCCCATCGCCCATGCTGCCATTGATACACCACGAGACCCGGAAGACAAATACGCGCCTTGACCTCGACGGTAGACCTTCACGAGTTTCCCGTACGAGATACCAGACTTCTTAGCCTTCTCCCGAAGAGTTTTCTTGGTGGCTTCACTCAGAGGCTTACGCTTCTTTCGCTGGGCTTTAACGGCGTCTCTCGCCTTATCAGATTTAGACTTGGCCATTACCACTTTACCTTGTCAGCCCAGTAAGCTGCGCTGAGTTTACCCTTAGCAATGTTTTTAGCATGACGAGCCTTGAAGCTTGCCCGCTTCTTCTTCATCTTATCAGACTCACCTTTCTTAGGGTCACCTGCGGTACTGGCACCCTGCTCACCAAACCGAATCAGTTTGATCGTGTCGCCTTCCTGGGCCAGAACAATGTGACTCTTACTGGGGTGATCAGGAGTCCTCTTGGGTACGTTTACGCCTTTGAGACGGTGCTTCTTGAGAAGCATCGCCTTACGGACTTTATCTCTTTTGGAGAGAGCCATTAGGCTTGGCCTTCCCTAATCGGAGCCCCACCTCCAGCTGCGAGAGCTTCTTCTGGGGAGCCAGCCTCTCCTCCCATCAATGCTGCGACTAGTTCGGGCGGCAAGTCAGACATTGCAGCTTCTGCCTCAGCTTGCTGTTGTGCCTCAATGGCGGGTTGACCCGCAGCCGCTCCTCCGAGTGACTGAGCTTGAGCCGCCATCTCAGCGTCTTGCTGCGCGGCCATAACCTCTTCTTCGGGCATCAAGATACGCGCCGGTAGACCGAGCCCTGAAAGGACCTCCTCGGTCAGGCGGCGGGTGTCGACGTTCGGGTCTTGAGACAAGAACGGAAGCAACTGCATAAGTGTTTCTGCAAGAACGCTTGGGTTTTGTCGGATGGGGTTGTAGCTGACCATCTTGAACCCAATCTCCAAATCTTGGATGCTCTTGAGGTCAACTTGTGTCCACTTACGGTCGCCAGCAATGCGGACCATCTTCTCTTTCTTCATGTACTTTTGGCACAGGTAGAAAGATTTGGCCGCGACATCTTCGAGGGCATCGTGTACGTGTCCTTCGCGTGTGGCCAATCGGGTTCGCATCTGAGCATCGATGATTGCCATCTCAGTAGCAGTACGTGCCCCTGTGACTTGACCGCGAGCTGCTTCAGCCAAGGCTGAGATAAACGCGGCGTCATCTTCTTGCCGAGCAATAAACTCTTTGATTCCAACCGGAGTATCGGGCATGGGCATTTCGTAGAACAAGCTACCCAAAGACCGAAGTGCCTCGCTGTTTTGAGGGCTGACACCCACGAAAGAACCTGCGGAAGCTTCGACGGCTTTGTTCAAGTCTTCTTCAGTCAGTCGACCGGAGTCATACATGATGCGTGGAATCATCAAGTATACGATCTGCTTCATGTGAGTGAGTAGGTCGTTGACCGTCTCTTGCTGGTCCAGAACCAACTGAACCTCACTAAGGCCCAGGCAATCTACCCCTGAGTGGTTCAGACTGAACATGCTGTACGGGATGTAGTCAATCTTGTCTTCAAACAGAACGACATCAGCTTGTTGGTTGTAGTGCTGAACGGTGCCCTTTTCGCGATCGTAGTATTCCCAGATGGTGACCCACTGAAACGCGTCCTTTACGTTGGAGCCCTTGTCGTCCTGCATTCCAGTCGACAGCCACTTAGGGTATCGGTCGGGTGTGATTTGAGAGACGTTTTCGCCTTTGTACCGACCTTGCTTGACCCTGGCTTTGAACTCTGAGTAGGGAACAACCGTGGCTTCCATCCAATAGCGGATGTCTTCTACGTCACGGACGGTCATGTCAAAGAACACGGCAGAGGGGTCGATAACCCTGGTGACGGGACGGTCTTCTGCTGCGTTCCAGCCAGTCTTAAAGATACCTCGCTTACACAACACGGCGTCGATCAGAGCCGTAGCAGCGCGTCTACGCATCCTGTTCTTCTCAAAGATGTACTCAAGAAGTCCCGTGACGGATGGGGCTGCTTCATCTGAATGAGGCGTACGGGGCATGGCCGAGACTTGAGGGTGCGGTCCAATCAACGCAGAGATTGCAGTGTCCGCAATCGCGTAAATCAGGTTCTTGCTACAGAGGTAGTGGCGAGACGCACCACCCAAGTCAGAGTCAGAAAAACGGAAGAAGTCACCACGGTAAAATCGTCGTGCCTTTTCAAACTGCTTTCGTTCGCTTTGATCGTAAAACGCACGATGTCGTTTAATCAGCGCACTTAGTTTAGGTGCCATGATGAGTTCTCCCGCTCATGTGAGTGTAATCAGCCGCTGACTTTGCCGAAGGGCATTGGTGTCATAGTGGCCTTCCTTAAGCTTTGCGCGCTGTTTTTCCGCCTCTGTTTTTGCTTCCGCGTCTGCATCTGCGATCTTCTTTTTCGCGTCAACATTTGGCTTGTCATCCGTGGCGTTCTTTTTCGCCTGCTCTACGGTTTTCATTTGGGCAAGCATTGACGCAGCTTGATTTTTCAGATCTGTACCTTCCGTCTTGTTTGGTTTCGCCATGTTTAACTCCTGTCTCGGGGTATTGGATTAAAGGGACTTTGTGCACGCCGCCGTTGGTGACTTTTGTGCCGGTCAAGATCACCGATGGTCACTTGACCCGGTGTTCGCGGTAACTGTATCTCGGTTGAGCCTTTCACGAAATGACGACGCGAAAGAATGTCAGCTGCCATAACGGCTGTTCGTGCGCGGTCAAAGTGGTGAGTCGCTCCGTCTAGCCCTTTTGTGCGTTTCTTTCGGGTGCCGTCGTAGTTCAGTAGTTGGTGCAAAAGACCACGACTACGCATTGTGATCTCTTCGTGCCGCAGCATTTGAACCAGCAATGCTTCTGCTTCTTGGAGTCTCTTGTTGGTTGCGTACCAACCTGGGTGGTTGTGGTTAGTCCACAACAAGTTGCGGGTACCGTTCTCTTTCAAGATGGCAATACACGCAGTGGCGTTTGACTCGACTGCCAGGAGAGCTTCGTTGTAGCGTTTCTGCGCTCGTTGCAATCGTTTCGAGAACCGGTCAGGTGCCTCGCGGCCTTCCCAAAAAGCGACCTCTTTTCTCTCGAAAGTGTCCCACACAGTCAGTGCCGACTTGTCACCCGTAGACCCGAACCCCGCAGGGTCAGCTGTAATCAAGTACTTGACTTCAGGTTTAGGGGGGTCGATTTCGTAAATGCCGCACATCCCCAAAGCGGGGTCAGGATTGGCCGCAGCCAACGCGGGTTTGAGTAGCTCAGCAGGCATCACGGGGTTGGTAGAGCCCAGCCACCCGTCGTACGGATCAGACGGGTACTTAGAAGAAAACAGGCGGGAGTCTCCAACAAACTCAGTGCCAAGTGCTCTTTGCCTAAAGGCTAAGCTTGCGAGCCCCATGTCTTTGTGGCGTTGTTGGTATTCAACCTCGTCGGGTTTAAAGTCCAAGTCTTTCGCAATGATTCGGCAACTATCGTCTCGCCACCACTCCAAGAACACCGGAGTGAATCGACTGTTACCTTCTAATGAAGACTGCCACATTTGCTCGTGGTGAGAGCCGGCTCTGCCGGGTGTCGACTCCAGAACAACTTTAGCGTTGGGCCGTTTGTTTACAGTAGGGAAGATGTTGATTGCAGCTTTCTTTTGCCATTGAGCTTCACCGAACTCGGTGATTACAAGGCGGTCGATTGACCTACCGATTGCGGGAGATCGCCCACCAGCGGTCAGTACTTTGATTCCGCCTCCGTGAACAAACTGCATCTGAGTGGCGCCTGCTTTACGACCTGGGGCCAATGGCATCCGCACGTCATCTGGAAGTCGCTGGTAGGCAAACAAGATCCGTTCAAAGATGTCTTCTGCGGTGTCTTGCCGCTCTGCGATCAACAGACCCTTGACGCCTTCTAAGTACATGCAGTCACGCAACAAGAGCATCACAGATACGGTCGTAATCTTGGCTTGGCGGAACTTGTTCACCATTATCCATTGATTGTTTTCGTATGCTTCAAGCACACGCCGTTGCGTAAACGTGGGCTCCATGTACCCGATGGTTTCGTCTTCTCTGACGATCTGGCACATCGACACAAACGCATCTGGTGTGGCGAACAGTGCACGTACTTTACCGGGGTGGATTCCAGGTGCATCGGCGTACCGGGCCCCCGATTTTCTTTTCGTCGGGTTTACTTGAGGCTCAGACATGGTTTTTATCGTATCATGTTTAGTCGTATGCGGTATGGAACTGCCTGTACTTGCACAGTCATACGTTGTGTTGTATACATTAACCACGCACCCACTAAGTGTGTCGGGTAGCCGAAAGGTCCGACGAGGTCACTAAAGGGCAGGCGACAAACCAACAACCCTCTTTATAGTTTGTGGGTTCTTCGCCCACTCAGCCAAAAGGCACAAAATGTCCATTAGTACCGAACTTTTGAACACTACGTTTGCGGATCTCCGCGGACCTCTGGTGAACTCGTTTGTTCGCAGCAATGAACTGTTCGAGGCCCTGACAACAAAAGCACGTATGCCCATGGAGGGAGGAACTCGTATCGAACGTTCCTTCGCCGGTGGTGCACCTGCTCGCGGTGTCGGTGTTTACGTCGGTGACGAGCTGCTGAACATGACCCGTCGTCAACAAATCAACCGGTTCCAAGTTGAACCTCACCGTGTTGTTGTCGCCGTTAACATTCCTAAGCGTGAGTTGAACCAGAACAGCGGAAAGCTGGCTGTCATTCGTCTCATCGAAGAGTACCCACAAACCACCATGGAAGCGGTGAAGGCAGACTTGAACAAGTACTTCCTCACTGGTGTCAGCCGTGGTCTTGTGTTCACTACTTCTGAGCTGAAGGGATTCTTGACTCTGAACGGTCTCGTTACTGACGGTATCGGAACCGGTGTGACCAATGGTCTTATCGACTTTGAGTCACCAGCCGATCAAGCAACTTCCGCTCAAGTTGTTCAAGGTGTAGCTAAGAGCACTTTGATTTCTCACTTCAACCAGTTTGAAGATGTGTCGTCAACCTCTGGCTTCTCCGCGAACGGTCTTCACCCCCTCCGTCGGATCTACCGTAAGTGTGCTCACTACGCGGGCGGTCCTGGTAAGGGTCCNGACCTTGTNNTCATGGACGACGATACGTACACTCTGTACGATCAGAACATCCTGCAAAACAACGTCCGAATCAACTTGGTTGACGATAAGACTGACAAGACCAACACCATGGCGCTTACGCTTGGTTTGGCTAAGGTCCACTCGTCGATTGACCTCGATAAGGATGATTCAGTGTTCGCGTCTACCGTTGCTGCTGAGGGAGTGTCCTACTTCTTGAACACCGACTACATCGAGTTCCCAATGCTCGAAGCTCCGAACATCTCTGAGTTCAAAGAGCGTGTTGGTGATCAAGACGTTGTGACTGCTCTGTTTGCTATGCAAGGCAACATGATCTGCACCAAGCTCCCTGCTCAGGGCGCTGTAACTGGTACCGCTGGTACTACCGCAACAGCGTAAGGAAGGTAAATCATGGGAACGTTCAAATCTGATCCGTTGTCTACAACATACGATGATGCAGTTTATGCACTGGGTACTCAATACTCCCAGACCGCAGAGCAAGTTGATTCGTATGGGTCTGGTGTAAACACAGCCGTCACTCTTACAGCGGCCCAAAAGCTTATGCTTTCGGGTCACCGTACTTGGGTGTTTGTTGAAGCTGCCGCGGCCATCGCGGCGGGTTCTTTGTGTAAGCGTAATGCTGACACCACTCCATTCAAGGCTGCTGAAGATGCTGCGAGTGAAACGTTGGTCCGAGATCTTGTCGGAGTAGCTGATCACGCGATTGCGTCTGGCAAGTATGGCTGGATTATCTGCAAAGGCGCTTGCGTTATTGAAGCTGAAGCTGGGGTCGCCGCAGGCGAGTTTCTGGCTTCGGACGGAGACAACGTAGCCGGTGAAGTGGATACTTTTGCGGGCACAAGCGCTGCTGACACTCAAAAGATCGTTGGTACGGCTCTGGAAACAGAATCTTCCAGCGCAACTTTTGGGGCTGGCTACGTCATTGCACGGATCGACATTCCTTCCTAATAGGTAGGTTCGTGATACACTTGAGGGGCGTAGCTTTCGGGTTACGCCCCTCTCGTATTTAGGAGGTCCTGTGGACGTATCTCTCGGCGCGCTTCGCCAACGACTGCTTAACTTCCGCTCGTGGGACAGTACGGGTGAGACTTTGGACAACCGCATTCGGGAGGCGATGAACACCGCACTTGACCGACTAGCGGGTGATGTCCCCGAAGCTTTGATTCCTGATGAGCAGCATGTGGCCTTGCTCCCCGATCAAAAGGGTTCGACATACAAGGCTACTGTTCTGGGTGTAACCGACCAACGTGTCCTTCAGTTTTACGACACAAGCGGCACGGCTTTGGGACTGAGTACAGTCAGTACGTGGCTACCGGAAGTAGACGGCACCTGGGATGGTGTCATGCACATCGAGTTTACGGACACTACGGGCCAGCTGCATCGTCGTCAGTGCCTGGAGTTTTTTACGACAACGGTGACGGTAGATAACGTTTCGACAAAGCGGTACTACGTTACGATTGACCGACCCTTTGCTGACCCGTCTTTGAGCAACTCGGTTTCAAATCGCATGGACTTCAGGCTTCATCAGCCAGAGTTCTTCTTGCGCGATGATGTGATGGAAGTTCTTGAGCCCGCTCGCGTGTTCGACTCCTCGCGTCAACAAGTTTGGGCAGTAGACACGGCGGGTGCGTACCGTCAGGACATGGTTGACTTTAGGGGCGACAGCACAGGTCGTCCCTACCGTATGTGGAGAGGGCGCCACTTCCAACTGCCAGCCCCTACAGAAGCGCCTGAAGTAGGCGAGTTGATGGTAGAAGATTCTAAGCTAACAACAGGATCAGTGGACGCGAACACTGAGATTCTTTTGTGGGCTCACGGAAAGCCCGCCAACGCTTATTCTACGGGGGAGTGGGGTATTTGCTACACCTACGTCATGGGTCGACGGGACAAAGAGTGGCAGCAATCACCTCTGATAAATCCTGATACTACGGCTACGGTAAATGACAGTTCCCAAAAACTCAACTGGGCATTTGAGTCGTACGGCGGCGCTTTGATTGATGGTGTAAAAGTAGCTGCTGGGATTCATGATCCGTTGTGGGAAAGCGCCCCCTCTCCGATTACAACCATCAAAAATGTAACTCAGGCATTTGATACAAATTCAAACTCTGCGTATGACCCAGCGACATCGCTGCCCCCCGGCTCGCTGTACAAACGGGCCATGGTTTTGGCGGCTACCAACATTGACGCTCAGCAAGGATTTCAAAATAAAGTCCCCGTGGCTGGTTCTACCGCAGACACGCCAGACTTGAGGCAGGGTCGTTCGGGCTACCGGATTCGTTACTACATCGCTCACTTGGGAAGCAACAACGATCAAGACTCCTACGACACCGAAACAAACGCCAGGTACTACTTCTTGTGTGAGGTAGAGCCTACGTTTGACCAGCTCCAAGGGACTCTGTACGGCGCCACTACGGACATGCTTCGGTCTACGAAGAAGAAGGGTGCCCGGATTGTATGGAATGGCGATCAGCTGTATGACTACCATCGCCCATTGCGCCACTCTACCGGGTACTACTCTTACAAAGTTTACCCCCACCAAGACGCTCGGTACGAGCTGGACTTTCGGGTGCTTCGATTGCCCCGTAAATACGTAGACGACCAAGACACGGCTCCGATTCAAAGAGACGCCGTCCCCGCGTTGATTGAGTTGTCCCTGCACTATTTGTGTTTGATCGATGGGGTAGATCAGCAAGGCGCTCAGATTCACCTTGACCGGTACGAAGAAGTCGCGCGCAAGTATCGAGAGCGATACGCTAACCCCGGTCGTGTGGTAGAACCGGTACCGTTGTTCGGTTACTCCGCTCGACATCGCTATGGGACATTTGGCTCAACCAGCGAATAAACACCCACCCATGAGGCTATTGTGAAGAAACTAAAGAACTTGACTCAATACAAGTCACCACTGGCGCTACCTCGGCTGGAGCTTGGATCTCACGTATCCAGAATCAGCTTGAACGGTCGCTACGAAGAAGCAGTTGTACTGAGTGTCACTTGTGCTGAAAGAGACAGCACGAAGAGTTGGTCGGCTACGATTATTGCAAAGAACGGCATTGAGTTTATCTCAGGCGACACGGAGCACCGAGGTAAGTCTGACTGGATGCCTAAAGATTGGATTTACCACGTTGAGACCGGTTCTTGGTACGGGCCATCGCAGCCCGAAGTTGTCGAAGAACAAGAGATGGCAAAGCCTCCAGAAGACACCAACCCCGACGTTATTGTCGAGGTTCCAGAGCCTTGGGAAAACGAGAAGTACTTCTCTTGGCGGTCACGGGTTCTTAAGTCAGACGTTCGCTTGAAGGCTCTGCCTGATGTTCAGGCACTGCTCTCTCAAGTGTGGAAAGACAAGTCGTTTGATGAAGGCATCCAACTGTAGAGATACTTGAGGTGCGTACATGTCGGGGCCGACAAGACAAGAAATAGATTCGTTCGTAATCCCCCCAGGGGAAGACTTGGTTCAGTACTCGCCCAGTGATCTGGCGCAAAAAGTACAAAACCTTGAGCTTACTCCCGAGGGGACGCTGAAGTCTCTTGTCGGTCCTTGCGCATTTGCAAAGGGGCCTCAAAGTTACTTGTTCAGTAACCACCTACCGTTCTCGGTGTTTCACGCGTCTTTGTTGAGTGGGTCGGCTCCGACTATCTACGCGAGGACGGGGAGTGAGGTTTTCAGGTACGAAGGCTGGCATGGAACAGACGAAACGTACCCCTTCTACGCGGGGGGTCAGTGGCGTTCGCAGCTATCCGGCCTTTCGTCAAATCCGTCACCTCGATTCCCTGATCAATGGATCGTGTTGAATGACAGGATTGTCTGGTCGAACGGTGTAGATAAGCCAAGGGTCTTTACTTACGATGGCATGGTCACCCCCCTGGGGTTTGACACCCGGCCTACAGCCCCGCTGGCGCTGGGTCCGATTCAGTCAGGGTACCAAAAATCGGCCAACAGCTACCCCAACACTAAGGGGTATTCGTGGCAGGGTGACATCGGTACATCAATCGAGTCTTTGACGGGGGAAGCCGGTTCTGTAAGGGGCGGCACTTGGTACTACTATCTCCAGTACGAAGACATTCACGGCAACCTCTCTGAGTTTTCTGTGTCAAGCAACCCCGTTCAAACAAGCACAGCAAACGCCGACCCGTTTGATCCTGGGGGAGACAGTAAAGAGACGGGTGTAGAGATCACCAACTTGCTCCGCCAGTTTCATGTCTCTCTAGGAAGCGAAGCACCCGATCACTGCGTTGCTGTCCGTTTGTACCGCACAGCTGACACTAAGAACGTAGGTGGAGAGCCTCAGTTGTTGGCGAGGCTACCGGGAACAGGAGCCGCTGAGTACGCAGACAACACACCTGACTCGGGCTTGGGTTCGATTTGGGAAGAGACCGTTTCTGTGCCCGTATTCAAGTTGATGTGCACACACCAAGGAAGGCTTGTAATCGCCAACACTGAGGATGAGCCTGGCATTGTTCGGCGTTCTCAGCCGGGCTTTGCGGGGACGTTCAACAAACTGGACTTTATCTTCCCTGATAGCGGTGGTAGTGAAGTTACTGGTATTGCTTCTCACGCTGGCGTTCTTTTGGCTTTTACTGAAAGCAGCGTCTACTCTTTGGAAGACTTCGGCCTTCCTAGACCTTTGGCGCAAGGTATTGGCTGCGTGGCGCCCAATAGCATTCAGGCATTACCGAATGGCCTTCTTGTTTGGCTGGGCCGGGACGGTTTTTACGGGATGTCTCCGTCAGGCCAGGTTCAACGACTCAGTAAATCGATTGATCGGTTGATGAGAAACTCGTTGAATCGGGGTCGACTGTCCTTGGCTACAGCTGCTGTGGACGCCCACACCAATGAGTACCGTTGTGCCGTGTCAAAAGCTGGGTCTCCGTTTAACAACTTGATCCTCTGTTTCGACGGACAAAACTGGCGTCGTCATGAGTTAAATGTGCACATCGCAGACATGTGTCGGACAGACGACTTTAGTCAGCATCTTTTGGCTCTTGTTTTAGACTACACCGCAAAAGTAGATAGTCAGGGCAACGTAGGGTTACGTGAAACTCGGTCTCCTGTGATTGACGATACGTACGGTTATGTCAACCCTTCGGTGTATGACTTAGATGGTTCGATGTCTGAGCCTATGACTCATTTGTTAGTTTTGGATCGAGAGACCGGTGACACTGTTTACACACCACCGCCACGCACTGTTGTTTATCGATCAGGTTGGTTTAGGGCGGACGTGTCGGGCTTGGTGCCCGTAAATGTGCGGTCATTATTTGTGGGAATGGTTGACGCTTGGGACGGTGACGCGACTGTGCGTATCTTTAAGAATGGGTCTGAAAAACCTGTACACGAGATAACTGACTTACGGTTGATTGGTGTTGACAACGAATCTGACGTAGTCAAAGACCTCGTAGGTCAGGCTATTAACAGAGACTCTAAGTTTCATTCTCCCAGGTTCTTTTGGCGTCAGGTACCTGTGGGCCTTGAAAACGTGAACACTTGGTGCTTTGAAATAGAGATTGAACAAACTCCTTCTTTTGTTGAGTCCGACAACGTACCTCGAATGGAGTTGGCGTCTTTTGCCTTCGAGACCAGTGTAGCGAGTTCTGGTAGTCCTCGTGGCCGCATTCCCCTTAAGTCGGACAGGTAAGCAGTATGCCCTCTATCTTTCGTAAACGATTTCTTCGTACGGGTGATGTACTTGACCCAAACGAAATGAACCAAGACTTTCAGCCGTGGATGGGGCTTCTTTCGGGAAACTTAACGGCGGACAACTTGAACGCATCTGCTTTTGCAGACCAGGCAACTGTTTCATCTGAAGCTCACTTGAAACACCAGTACATCGAAGTCATGTGCGCACTCCCCTTTTTGACGGGAGTCACCGCAGATCGTCAACCTAACTTTTTGAAGAAGATGATCAATGATGGTTACGGTTCTCCCACGGATGAAAGTGCCGCAGCCGCGTACGAGTTTGAAGATCATAACGACACGGGGAGTCCGATCACGTTTGACTACCATCCGTCTAATGTGCAGGTCATTGGTAAGGGTGGGGGCTGGACTCCACTTAAAGACGGAATCAAGCTGTCAGACTTCACCGTTACAGACGGGTCTACGTATGAAACCGCCCCAGGGTCAGTCACGACAAGCTCGGACGGAGAAGTTGACCTTTGGATCAACGCGTTTGTTCAATACGTCCGTAACGGCTTTGGGCGCACATTTGATTCGTTTCTTGACCCTGCGATGTCTGCTGTGTCACCATCAGCGTATTTGACGGGCAATCCACCTTTAGATGATTACGGAGGTGACACCAGTCCCCTTGATTACGGTATTCGATTTGTTCCTCCTACTGACATGGAAATAGTCAACCCGTCGAGGGCTGCGTGCTCTCACATATCAATGGGCTACAGTCCCGCGGATGTTCAGTTTGCTATTAGGGTAGACGGTCAAATACTCGAAGAAACAATCACGGGTAAAAGAAACACTCATGAGCGTACTCCTCTTGGAATGCGCAATGTTGAAACCCGCGCTGTAGACAACGATGCTGTTCACACAGATAAACCTGGTACGGGGAAATCCAAGGCGACGGGGGGTAAGCTGAACCAAAAAATGCCGGGTAATCGATCGCCCACAGTTCGGTCAGCGGGTCTTGGACCCGAAGTTTTTGGTACACGATTGAGTACCGTTGTACGAGTGGGCGCGGGTAGCCACAAAATCGAGATTGTCGCACGAAGATTGAACAATGTTGATGGCATCTACAACCTCCCTAATGACGCTGTTGGTGTTCTTAATCGTCAGTTGTCTGTGACTTCAATCTCTCGTGATCGTCATGTCAGCCAGTCGATGGCCCCCTCGAACCTACCGGCGTTTGATACAGAAGATCCATTGCAGTTGATTGCACCGACTCAGACTTTAGAAAAACTGCTAAACAACATCCCACCTAGCGCAGTTAAATCGAACTCTCTGAGGCATCAGCACTTAAAGAGCATCGTTCGTAACTGGTCACGTAAGTCGATTAATCCCATTGGTTTAAGGTCGAAGTCACTACCCCGAGCTGAAGACGGTAGATCTTGGCTTACGTTGAGTTCTTTGCACTCACGCGACTACGGCGGACTCCACGAAACTGAGTCAGACAGTTTGCTCGCGGGCACGGGTTGGCAAGCGCTGTCGTCGTCTACTTTTGGTGAGTACTTGATGGTGTCAAACACCGACGGTACGTCTACGTCAGGGACGATTGAGCCAAACGATTTGATTTACGTGTTTGCAGATCTGGTTTGTAACATCAGCCCTGATGGCGACATGCCCATGAGAGAGCGATTGCTGGACACGTTCGCTCATTTTTGCATCGGTCATCGTGAGTACAACTCAAAAATCGGAGACGAATCCAAATCTAAAGTGTGGAGGTTTGACCGAGCTTCTCGTGTAACAGTCAACTTAAACAACTGGATTGGTAGAGACATCAACTACAACATGACTATTTCAGGGTCGGGCGATGGCGATCATCCCGGTACAATCGAATCAGACAATCCTACCTACTCGACTACTTCGACTGATCGGCGAGTGATGTATGACAATCTTGAAGACATGCCTGATTCGATTCACGTCAGTTTGATGTTTGTGCTTGACGGTAAAAATCAACGGACTCCGCCAGGTACAAGTGCGTGGGAAATCGGCGACATTGCTGTGTTTGGTGCGGGTACTCAAAGTGGTGGTCGCGAAGACGGAACCATTCATGGGTCTGGGTCCAACAACTGGAACGATGTGTTTTGGGAGAGAGCGGGTACTGAAGTCTCAGATCCTAAGTACAGAACTTCAGGGGGCTACGAGTTTCAGACCGGCGGTGGGTGGACCGATTTCACTTGCCGGCAGCCCATCATTACGTTTAATCAAGGGATGGCAAGCATCTCGCTTCTCCGCCTTAATCGATCACCTGAATAGTAGGTACCTCTGTGACTCTATCACTCAGCTACAGTTATCCTGATGGGTCTGCGTTTGACGTTAAGGCGCACAATGAAAACATTATTCATGTGCAAAAGAGTTTAAACGCAGGTGGGATTGACCCCGCCATGATGAGCAGCTTTGAGATTAAGCGTCACATGATCATGCCTGACCAAGCGGTATTGACCAGGGGTGATTTTGCCCTTGAATCTACCGCCTTGTACGGTGACGCTTTTGGGCTGCCCAACTCACGTATCTCTGATACCTCAACTTACCGTGTAGTAGCAGGAGCAGGTATTCGTTGGTACCAGCCCTACGATGTTACTGTGGGTATCCTACAGTGGTCGTTTTTTATGGCTCACAACAGCTGGGCGATTCGTGAATCATCACTCGCCTCTTTTCGTGACACATCCGTCCAAGATGAAATATACATAAGGACGGCGGCTGTTTTCGACGGTAAGTTTATCTCAAACAGTCACAGGCAACACTCTATTAACTGTCAATGGCCGGCATGCTCTAAGCTGGGCGTGGCTACGAGTAAACCCGGTGAGTTCTTTGAAGTTGGTCTGTACCACAAGCCTTATAGGCGTCATGTTGAAACTGAAGCTCATTCAGCAAAGCAGTACCACCAACATTTGATGCTGTGCCCCGGCCTGTCCTACACGGACACTGAGTTTGGCATTAAGAAAGGTTGGCACGAGCTTACCATCAACATCTTTATGACTCGCCCCTCAGACTACGTAGCGGAAGCACGCTATGCTTACTTCAAGTACTCGAAGAGTCTTAGGCGACATAAGATGATGCTGAACGCTAAAGCGGACTTTGGTGTTCGTGGCGCTCGTGTCGTGACCTTTTTGTAGTTAAACGCTATACTCTGAACGGAGAATACCATGGCCTTACCCGTGATTTTAGCCGCTGCTCAAGTAGCCAAAGCAGGCGTTCAGTACGCCCAAGACAGAAAGACGGCGGCTAAAGAAGCTAAGCAGTTTAGACGCGACAAAAAGATCCAAAACAAGGGTCTGGCCATGATGCAAAACCCGCAGGGCCTTACTAAGGGTGCTGCTGAGGCTAAGCGTGCGGGTGCGTCTCAGTCGATTATGGGAGCCACGAGGGGACTGGAAGCAGAGAGTCGGAGGGCGGCTGCGGGTGCCCGAGGCGGTTCTGCATTGGCGACACAAGCTATGATCTCAAAGGCAAGAGGTGAGTCGACCCGATCGGTAGAACAGGCTCTTTCAGACGCCAACTTGGCCACTCAAAAGTTCAATGTTTCTCGTGGCGCCCAGCTGGTTGACAGTGTCGACCCCAAAGAGCCCACGACGACTAAGTTCGACGCCGGTGTGAACTTGGCGGGCGGCCTGCTGGGAGCAGGTGCCCAGTTTGCTGACACAAAGAGAAAGGCGAATCTAGCAAAAGCTGCATTGGCGGCTAAGGGCCTCAAGCAAACTGGAGAGGATAACTAATGGCGGTTTTACAGAGCCTTTGGGAAGGTTGGTCGGGTCAAAACCTGTCGTCCCCTCAGCAAGGTCAATCAATCGACAACAGGACCGAGACGCGTCAGCTTTTGAACGTCATCTTGGACTACATCAACTCGGCTGAAAACACCAACAAAAGAGTTCGATCCAAAGAGCGGATTGCGGGGATCAAAGCGGATCTGAATCGTCAGCAAGATCTGCTTGACCTGCAAGTTACACTGGCAGGGGTTGAAGGGAAAGCCAATGAGGCCAAGCTTAGGGCTTTGACGAGACTCACTGAGGCATCGCTGACGTCTTGGACAAAGTACCTCACTGACACGTCACAGGCTTATTCTCGGGCACTTATGGTGTTTGACAATGAAAGGCGTAAGTTTGACGGCGACCCTGCGAGAGCGTGGGGAACCGTGTTCGGTGAGATCGGCAAAGACGCTACGATTGCCATGGACCGAACGTCTCCTAAGTTCCAGACTACATTCCTTGAGATGAACCAGAAGCAGCCCGTCATTGAGATGGACGCTCAAAACAACGTTGTCTTTAAGAATGGCCGCCCCGTAATCATTGCAGCGGGTCTTGGTAATGCAACGCAGCGGGAGATCATATCAGCGGCAAACGACTATCAGAGCGTCAAGAATGCCACTGGCGCAGCTTTGGACCGCTTCAACGCGATTCAACCTCTCATCGATGAAGCTGCAAACTCATTGATGGGTAACACTCCAGGGGCAGCTCAAAAGCAGTTTGACGCTGCCATCTTGGCGTTGAAGAAAGCCGACACTGAGGCGGAAGGCGCGATTGGTAAGCTGGATGCTGAGTCTCTCCAAGCAGAACTCAACGTCTTAGAGCAGGGCGACGCAGTCTTGCAGGACATTAAGTCTCAAGTTCCCGATTTGCTGAAGCAGCTTTCAACCGAAGATGGCGGTTGGACTCGAATGGTGACCACCGAAAAGTTTCAGCAATGGGCCGCCGATAGGGGCATTGTTGTTGGTTACAAAGGTGACAATGGTAACTACATACCTGGCCCTAATGACGAGTTAGCTGTTGCTCGTTGGGCAAATGAGTCGTCTAAAAACCCAGGCAACTATGGGCTTTTGGCCAACCGGTTTACCGACGAGATTGTCCAGGTCGTGGATGGCCAGGGCAACATTGTGGCAAAGGGGTTCCGTCAACCCGTTCACGCAAACGACCGAGAAGGTACTGTTCGCATAATGACGAAGGGCGGTCAGAGCCAAGAGTTTACCAAGCAGCAAATCGGCGATGGTGAAGTACAAGTCTTGATGACGTACCCTGGCGGAGTGCGTCGTTTGGGATCGCCCATGCGGCGGCTCAAGATGCAAGATGCTTTTGAGTACCTTGAGGCTTATGGGGACACGACGGCCACCCGCGCGTCCGAAGAAGTAGAGCCTGGCCAATATGCTACCCGTAAGGGGATTGACGGCGAAGAGTACCTGACCAAAGAGCAGTACGACCGGGCTCGGGCTCAATCTGACGTTGAAGTTGGCCGCATGGTGATCGACCAGGACGAGAAGAAAGCCTACCTTCGATTCGGAGACTCCGTCTTTGATTTCAACTTTGCTGACGGAGCCATCTCTAAAGTTAACGATGATGCTGTTGTAGAGCGGGTCAAAGGGCTACCTTCGTCCATCGCCGTCAAGGACGACGAAGCGCTGTTGTACAAGGACATCATTGAGGGAGACGGCTTTGTCGCTACGCTCGGTAAGATTGGGCGCACGACAAGCGACGAGGAAACAAAGACTTACTTGGATAGCGGTCGACGTAAGTTTCTTACCGGCCAGGGCGTGGCGCTCACGACTAAACCTCGTGAGTTGATTAGCGGCGCCACTAAAGACGTAATGGGAGTGACTTTTAGGCAAGCGAAGTTGCCGCAGAGACCCGAGTCTCGTGAAGACGCCACCGTAAAGCCTGGCGACGACCCCCTGGATGACACACCAAAAGAAAGCGGTGCTCCCCCTGTAAGCGCCGTACGCAACAGAAAAAGTGACTCTGAGTTGATTCGCGACATGCTGAATCGAGAAAGGAGCGACGCAGGCGAACCATCGGCTCCCGCAAATGCAGCTAAAGCCGCGTCGTTTATTCGCCCAGAGTTAGCCAACTATAAGCGAGACCCGAATGCTCGATTGGATGACGACCCCGATGATGAGTTCAGTCAGTTTGAGAATCGTAAAGAAGCGAAAGCTGCACGTAGGCAACGTAAAAGGGACAGGCTTAAAGGTAAAGTAGACGAGGCAATGGACGTTCTCACTACACGATCGCAGAGAAGTCAAACCACGGGTAGATTCGATCCATCAGATACTGAAGCCATCAAGGCACTCAAAAAGAAACGCAGGGCTGAACGTAAACTTAGTCGAATGGGCGCCCCCGATTCACCCACACCCGAGAACGCTCAGGGCCAAACAGATTTGAACACTGAGAGTGAAGTGTCAGCTGCTTCGAGTGGCCCTACTAAAATAAAAGTAGATCCCGGTATGAAGGACGAGTTGGATGCGGCACGCGAAACACGCAAAAGACAAGCTGAAAGAGACGCGGCTAAACGCGGCGAGGACGACGAGTAATGGTTGATTTTAACGATCCGTTCGCGCCTGCACCTGCACCTGCACCTGCGCCTGCGCCTGC